TTTTTTACAAATTAGGTATAACAGATATTTAGGTATTGATGCAGTAACCTTATCACCAATATCGTAAACAGTTTCATCCTGCCATGCGACAAATTCAGACGGGTCATACGCGGGCATATAGTCAATCGCCCCGACTGCCTGCTTAACCTTGCTGCCATCTCCCATGAGTATGCCGTTAATGTCCGTATCGGTTGTGGTGGTTACCTCATTCGGGCCCGCTGCACCGGGCGCTCCGTCTGCACCCGCTGGTCCTTGAGGTCCTTGTGGACCAGTTGGACCTTGTGCGCCGTCTGCGCCATCTGGTATGCCAAAATCAAAGATCGCTGCGTGAACCGTGCCTGAATTGAACACCGTTGCCGATTCGCCAGGGTCAAGTGTCGTTACCGTGCCTACTTCAATTGTTCCGGCATAGACGGTTTCCGGGTTAACGTTTGACATATCAACATATATCGGCTCCTCAATGTCAAATTCCAGCACAATCGCGTCATCACTCATATCTTGCCCTCCGCTTCGTTACAACAAAACAACCTTCGCCCAATGTGTCATAGTCATCACCTTCAGATATAAGCATTTCCCATTCGTGATTGCCAACATTGCCAACCAAGTCCGTGCTTAGTAATTCGATCTCAATGGTCTGATCGGTTATAGTTATCCCGTCATCGGTTGACTTGTCGAGAATAAGCCGATCCCGTTCGTCCCTGACCTGAAATAAAACATCCTTCCCGATCATCGAAAACGTGACTGGCATAATAAACCGGATGCGTCCGGAATTGCCCTCTTTACGGGTAATTTTCTTCTTGACCCTGACTATGTATGACTCGCTCATTTCTTTACAAATTTAGGTATTATTAGGCTATTCTACAAAGTGATGATTCGGTAAGCAATGTATAAATCAATAGAACCACCGCCGGTTGTTATGTCTGCTCCTGGCTTTAGTTTTATAGCAACATTATCCTTTGCGCTTTCTAATCCAAGAATATTTACCGGCCATAAAGAACTTATTAATGTTGATGCTGTCGAAATTGCGTTATCAGTCACTAATGCTTGTGCTGTAATTGTGTAGTCGGATACACCATCTGCATATAGATATACCGGAGTGGCTGTCATTGCTGACGATGCGTAATTAACACGAACATAGGAAAGATACACATCAATCGCTATTATCTTACCTGAACCAGGAGCCGATATTATGATTATTGGAGTTTCGTATGCCGATTTCAGGTCTGCATTATTGATTGATACCTTTACTGAATATATATGTGTTAATGATTCCATTTTATCCCTAAAAGTATCCTCTGATACGGCACGTGTGGAATTATTAAAGGTGGTAGAATTATACGCCCGTAATGGAATCAATAAAGAATCAGTAACATTTGCCACGCCTGGGATGTTCACACCGTAACTTGTCGTTTCAAACCTTTTGGTTCCGGAATAGTATAACGATTGCTCTGTACTTGAAAATTGAGCATATGTGTTCGATGATCCGGTTATCGAAAACCCATAATTATTTGGACTATTTAGCCGTGCTATATTTTTTCCGGAGCCATATAGTTGGAACAAAACAGCACCGGATGAATTAAGAAACTTTAGATATGATCCATCATCAATCGAAAAGTGAGTACCATCATAAGTCATATCCTCTGTTCCGCCAAATGATCCGGAGCTGTTGTACTGAAATTGTCCGGTTGAACCACCGGGTGTTGCACTGGATATTGTTTCTATCTTGTCATACAAAGCATCGAGTGTCGGAACCTTGTAGTTTCCATCCCAACTTGCACCATACGCAATCGGGTCAACTTTGACCCATTGGAACTTCTTTGTCGTTTGTGCCGTTGCGCTTATGGCAAGCACGCTGAATATCAGTAATATAATCTTTTTCATACTTCAGATTCACATAAGTTATCTTCACCCCAAACACTAAAATCAATCCGGAACCCGCTCCGGTTACGCATAATCATTGAATCGTCCTGATAATTGAATGCCGTAAAGTTAGCAAACGGGTCTTTTGTATCTACCAAAACACCAAATACATCGTACTTCCGCAGGATCAGTAACACATCACCAATCATCCGTTTAGTTGTATCCTTGCAGTCTGCCACGATCTTATCTAACCGCAGCCAAACATACAACGACATATCGTATTGGTTTAACGCGCCATCGACACCGATCTGCATACCATTGTCCTCGAAAAACGAATAAGCCGTAACGTCATCGTCTGGTAACAGATCAATGTACTCACCGTCATTGTCGTACATTATCGGAAACACATCACCGTCCTCGGTTGCGCCATATTCGCAGATACCGTAAACGTATTCCAACCAGTCTAATTCCTTTAATTCCGCAACCAAATCGGCAACGATTAGTTCGTTTAGTCGCGGGTTTTCTGTTAATCCTATATCTTTCATACTATATTATTTGCACAGTTAGTCTTAATGACAGGCTGATCCCTAAAGTCGCACGTTATCTTAGCCAACCCTTTACTGTCAAGCCAATCAACAGTAATATTAAAGTCATATATCTGACCCGTATTTCCGGCTGTTTCCCCGTAATAGGTCGTTAGGGTAACGTTGTCGTGAAGCGGAACCAACGACATCGCATCGGCAATGTATTCCGGTGCATAGAACCACATTTTATACTTCTTTACCCTGCGTTGGAAAAGGATTAGTACGTTACCGTCACCATCCTCAACACCTTCTTCCTCAATGACATATTCCGGTTTGGCTATGCTCCCGTCAAATATAAACGTTATCTTAAATTGCGGGTTTGTGCCGTTTGAGTAATCTATCCCGCCAATGTCATTGGTATTGTAATAGACCAATGTGGTTTTACCGATAATATCCGTCACCCAAAATATCTCGGAATAGAACGTTTCCGATCCGGCTGTAATTTTCAGATAATACCCGCCTTCCGGTATCGTGGATAACGATGCCGTCCTGTCATAAATGAAATATTTATATGAAGTAAATGCCTGAAGGTAGAAATCACTACCTTGCGTAATAGTCGTTTCAGTTCCGGTCTGTATATCAACAAGTTTTACTGTACAGGACGTTACGGCACTCGCAACCTTTAACTGAAATTCTGGTAGGTGTGTGGCATCCGTGTACTGATACCACGCTTTCGTAACATACGGCTTGAACCGATCCTGTTTGTCCAGATCGTCATAAAACCGTAACGGGATATGTAACATTGAATCGAATGCCATCTTTATATCTTTTTAGTAGTGTAGTACAATAGTGTTCCATCATCGTAAGCGGTATATCTGAACCCGCTCACCGTCTTATCCGATACCACCCCGACCGATTCGGTTCCATCATCCATAACCAGTTTAGCAACCAGAATAACAAAGTCGCTCGATGGAACCTCCGATGAGAACTCAATGATATTATCCGATCCAGCCGTAACCACCACCTCATCGCAACGGGTATATTCCCCTGTCATAATCCGGTTCGTGCTAAACCTGACCGCCTCGGTATTGCCGGGCTTATCTAATGGGACAAACATATCCGAAATGTCCGATATCTCATCCAGTTGATATATCCGCTTATCCGCCATAGAAGATCAGTTTATCCGTTCCGTTAATCAAAATATCAAATGCCCCATCCGTACTAATGTAATATGTTTCAGGTGTCGGGAAATCATTGGCTTTCACGTCAAGGTAAAAAAAAACCGATGTTACCATCCCGTCAATCAGTCGGTAGGACGCAGATCGCACCTCCCCGTCACCTAATCCTGTCACCTTATGAGCCATCGGATCGAACTCGGAACAACACTCCGGATAGGCAACCTCGACCTGTTTGATGTTCCGCTTGTAGGACGAGAACACCGTGTCAACATTATTCATTCGACCCGAACCAATCACCCTGCCGTGCCTCCAATAGTTCTCGTGCAACTTCGACCAGGACAGATGCCCGTTGGGTAGGTTGACGTGAATGATCTCACCCTCCTCAAACTCCACATTCCCAGCACCATCGGTCTGCAATATTACCCACCCATTGTTGTCAATCTCCTCCGGTGAACTGTAAACATACCCGATATCGGTTGTGACGAGTACGTTCCGATCTTTCTGGTTATCCTTGTACCTGTTGAATGTTGCAAGGCTGTCGTAGATGATATCATATCCAATGAAGTCAATCGCCCTCGCCTCCATGAACTCAAAGTGTTCACGGTTTGGCATATCCCCTATATTATACTCCCACCTGTTCTTATGGTACACCCATTTACCATTATCAAGCGTTCGTAGGTCGATGTCTGACCCAGCCGTATTCTCAAAGTACGACCAATGCTCAATCCTAAAGTCACCGTTTTCATCAATAAACCATTCCACGTTGAATATGTTTTTAAGCATATCCATCAGGCCATTGAACGATATAAGACCTTTTGTTGCCGGATCAGACGTTGGTTTACAGTCCGACTTCTGGAACAACAACAGGTGATTCAACTTGTTAGCCTGTCCGGTAACGTAGTTATTGGTCGGGTATGGAGTTCCGTCCGGGTAGTCATCATTATTGAAGAATGTTGACTTATATTGGATCGTTCCGGGCGAAACAATAGCGTTCAGGATATACTCGATCACATCGTTCAGGACAAACCCCCGGCTCGGTAGGTCTATTGTCCCGCTGACGGGCGAACAGACCGGAGACAAACCATTGTAACTGTACCCCGAAACCGATTCATCCCAATCATACGAATCATTGATCTTCATCCCAAACGATTGCTTGACAAACGTATAGACCGTATAACCCGGATCGCAACCAGACGGATCATCACCACAGTTGCTATAAAAGTCCCAATTATCAATAGGCGGTAGGGGGTTTGCCGCCTTATATGCTGCTTCCGGTGATAGGTTCGTACATTCCGTAACGATCTCGGTCTCCGTTGTGGTGTATGCAATTGCGGCGGGTGATGTATGAGTGATCTCATGAACAATATTGAACTCCCGGTCTCCGTTCCCCTCTATCATCCGGTATAGATCGTCAGGCGTTGGTTCAACAGAAACTATACAGCGATCTGCATCCCATTTACAGTCCACAACAGAGAAGTATCCAGCCCAAAACTCCGTGTATTCACCACCGCAATTCTGGTCGATCCTGATCTTTATTTCAGCCGAATTGTTAATGATCTGAGACAGATAGGTATAGTCGGTCTGCGTCCGGTTCAGGAACACAATGTCGCCCCTTACTTTCTTTCTGAACTTCCAATCCCAGATGTCATAGTCAATCGCCATATCACGTGAAACCCCTGGGAACACTTCATGCCATTCACCATCGGCAAGGAAGTGTGATGCCCCATTGGAGTAAACGCTTGAATCAGCCTCGCATTTCAGATAAAACTTATAATTAGGCATATCGTATTGTTCGTGTTCTGTTACCGGATTGTTCTATTTTATATCCATTATGATAGGTCGTACGGGTTGACCCGAAATACTTACCCATCATTCGGTCGTACTTCTTATCGTCAAGGCTAACCGTCAGGTCACGATTCATTGACCCGTAGACGCTGTTTACCTTGTCCTCATTGATCGCATTTACCAAGTCGGCATACTTACTATACGCGCTTGCTTTAACGACAAATTCGCCCCCCTCTGCCTCGATTGGAACACCGCCTTGTGAGTGCTTTGCGCCCACAACCTCACCGCCATCACCAAACTTGGTCGCCTCGCTTGCTTTAGACAATGACCACGCCCACGTTCCCCACATACCAACCAATGCGATACCGGCAATAATAGACGCCGAAATCGGGTCGCCAGTCTTAAACGAGTTTTTGAGTATGCTTGCCGTTGCGCTAAGTAGGTCAATGGTCTGTGATGCGGATTCGAGTTGCCGTTGACGTTTTAATGCAATCTCTTGTGCCTTTAGTGCTTCGGCCTGACGCTTTTTAGCATCTTCGAGTTCCTTGCGCTTGAGTGTTACGTTGTTAGCGTATCCAAGTTCTGCCAATCGCATTTCGTTTTCAAGGTCTTGCTGTAACTGATTGACCACACGTTCGGAGTTTTCAACCCTACGGTCGGCTATTTCTGCTTCCTTGTCGGCCAATTCGTCAATGGCATCGGTAATGTAGTTTATTCCTTTTTCGAGTGCCTGTTTTTGTTCGGACGAAAGGTCTGTGATACCAGCAAGGTCATCCCATATATTTGGGGCTGTAACACCAACATCTGGCGCAATCTTCATGGTTGATTTTGCCAATTTTGCATAAGCCTTACGTTCATTTTCGAACCTATCAAATATACCTTTTTCTATTTCCCGCTGTTCGGCTGACGATGCGATTGGTTGCTTTCTTGGTTTTAAAAAGTTTATGTCGTTTTGCTTATTCCTATCATCAAACGCCTTCTTTTGTTTTTCGTTATATTCCTTTATGACGTTTAGTTTCGCCTGTTCCCTTGCGCGGGTAAAATCAATGTCCGTAACGCCAAACGCTGCCGCCTCTGCCTCTAATTTGTCATACCGCAATTTGACTTCTTCGAGTTCCTTATTAAGGCCTTCCGTCATTGCGTCAACCCGCAACTGTCGTATTTTCCAATAGGCATCTTCTTCTGCTTGCTGTTGTTCAAGCAATGAATCAACAAGTGCCTGCGTTCGCTGTGAATTTATCTCTGTTTCGTAATTTAATAGTTCTTTTAGGTAAAGTTTTTGTGAATCAAGCAATTTCTTTTGCGATGCGTTTTTAGCAATACCAGATTCTTCCCAAACCTTTATGGTAGCACCAACCACTTCAATTTCCGACGCAAGCCTATCCTTTATATTTTGTTTATAATACGTTTCGTATTCAGCCTCTAATTCTGTTGACTTCTTTGAAAATTCTTCTTTTGTTATTATTTGCCTATCGACCTGTTCCATAAGGTTCTCTGCATCCCTTATGTAGTTCTTTTTCTTTTCACGAATATCTGATTCAACTATTTTTTTGAATGCCTGAAAATGGGCTATTGAACTTTGTTCTATCTTACCCTGATACGACCCGAAGTTTTCCTGTAAAAACTCAAGTGCGCCAGTTCCAATATCAATAAATGTCCTTAATACACCATTCCCTTTATTTATGGTTAAAACAAGGCTATCCCATGCACCAGTCAGTTTTTCAATAGACCCAGCAAAGTTGTCCATTCGTGTTTCGGACATACGCTCTGCTGCATCTGCTGTTGATACAAGCGATTTATATAATTCCCAAATGCCATCAGCCTGTTGCGCCAACCCAAGCAATGCCGTTACGGAATATCTGTCAGCAAGCGACAATGCTCGTGTGGCATCTAATCCAGCCTCATTAAGGTCTCGAAATCCGACAACCAATTCCGGTAGTGACTTAACGGTGAACCCAATGGCCTTTGACAACTTACTGTTAGCATCTGCAAGCCTTAAAAATAGGTTACGCAACGAAGTACCGGCCTGCGATGCAACAACGCCCTGATCCGCAAGTTTAGCCATTATTGCGGTCACTTCCTCCATAGTGAACCCCGTCTTGCTGGCAACCGGAGCCACATACTTCATTGTTTCCTGAAACTTGTAAAGGTCAAGTGCGGAAGCGTTAAATGATTGCGCCATAACATCAACAACCCGCGTCAACTCACTTGCGCGAAGATTGAACCCACGAATAACAGTACCGGCTACCAATGCAGATTGACCCAAATCCTCACCCGTTGCGGCAGCCAACGCAACAACTCCGTCAGTAGCAGCACGAATCTCCGGAACCGTAAAACCCAATTTCGCCAATTCGGTTTGTAGATCAGCGACCTGACGGGCTGTGTATAGTGTTGCACCGCCTAAGCGGATCGCATCGGCTGTTAATGCCTTAAATTCAGCGTCCGTTGCTTGCGTAATTGCCCGCACACCCGACATAGCAAACTCAAAGTCCTTGCTTATGGTCACAACGGACGATCCAAGTTGCTTCAACATATTCGCCGCTGTGCTTGTTACGTTGGCAATAATGTTTCCCAACGCATTGAACTTGAACTGATAAGAGTTTAGCGCATTACCCCACGTATTCTTGTTCTCACGCCCGTACTCGTTGAATTTACGAACCTTTCCGTTTACTTCTTCAAGTTGCGCCTTTAATTTCTTAGTCTGTTCGGATATTTCACCGTTTGCCGATGCTGAAGCCCGATATTCCTTAGTAAGTTGACGCTGAATGTCGAACAGGCTTCTCGCTTCATTTACGTTCGTTGTGCCACTACCCGTTGCCCCACCGCCAGTTGTAGTACCTCCGGTTGGTGTTTTACCAACGTGTTCGACCTTTATATTTACCTCTAATGATCCCTTCGCAGCCATCCCCAAAAGTTTTTAGCCATCCACACCGGCTTGATTTTGTAATTCTCAAAATACTTCTCGTGCGCCTCGAAATAAATGCCATCAACATAAGCCACACCCCACCTTCCACCAACCAACTCAATCTTCGCCTTCGCCCTCTTTATCGCTTCTTTTTTGGTTAGCGGTAATGTGCCTTGTGATCCTATTCTGGAACGCAACTCGTTGTCCGTATGACATTTTTTGAACATCGCTTATCTTTTCATTTGAATTAATCGACAACCAAAATACCATGTCCTCGTAGTCATTATACATTTTCCGTATCCTGTCTGCGAATGCGTATATTGGCCTGCCTTGTTCATCCTTCTGTTCACTTAGTTCGTGTAATTTCTCAATTTCTGATCCTATTTGTTGCTCAAGTTTTAATCGTTCGATCCCTGTGACCTTGCTTGCCCGTTCTGTAAGTCGTCCAATGCGCTCCAAAATTCCGGTCCTAAGTTCTGCGTCATCTCCGCCAATTTTAGGGAATAACCTCCGAAACTGGTTGGTGACGCTATCGTAAAATTTCGCACGCATTCCTCCACAACGCCACGTGTTAATCCGTTTTTCCACATATCATCAAGTTTGCGATTCAGGAAGTTTTCATCCGTATTTAACTGATCCTCGCCATCTTCAATGCAGATAAGCGCAAAACACTTGCTCAATGCGTCCTCGTTATACCCGTCATGTTCAATGGATTGCCCGTAATTCTGAAACATTGCCAAACCCTGAATGTACTTATGGTTGTTGAAAAATTCAATCCCCTTCTGAAGTGTTTCGGCATACAACGGGCGGTCGATCCCCTCCAATGACTTCAGCAAGTACATTTTAAAGTGATTAAACCGCTTGTCGTTAATGTCATAGACATCCTCAAGCAGTTGGTACGTTTTTGATCCGATATTAAAATCTTTCATGCAAAATATTGTTTTAGTTCTGTTGTTAAATCCTCTACTATCCTATCTATAAGCCATTGCATATTGTCATCGGTCAATCCAAATATTTCCTCTCCCCAATGGTGAACAAGTATGTCCTGTTTCCAATCCTTTGATCCAAAGTTAATCTCTTTGCCGTCAAACTTAACATACATAGCCTTTTGGAAATCACCCGTAAACCGAAGGTCAACGAATTGAACCTGACGATTCCGCTTCTTACGTTTGGCTATCCATTTGCGATCTTTGTATTTACCAAGTTGTTCGCCATTGGAATCAACACCCTTTCGTAGTTGTTCGATATTCATTTTACGCAAACTATTGGCATTCTTGCGGATACTTTTACCGACAATGGTTTTAACCTTGCGGTCAACGTGCCTAAGTTTGTCATATAGTTGCGCCTCTGTCATCGTCCTAATTGAAGTACACGGATTCCACCCTTATCGCACGGCATACAAACATCATCCATATCGCTGAAGTCAATCACAATATCATCAATAATCCCTCTGTGCCGGAACCCCGTCTGATCTATCCAACCGTGCAGGAATGACCAATACATATTCCGCTTATCCGTAGCGATCTCTTGTTGACGTTTGGCATTGGTTACGCCATTTAACCGCTTCGATGCAAGGTAATCGTCAAGTATTCGGATCGCAACCTTATACTGGAATGCTTTAGCGAATACGTCAATATTATCAATAAGCAGGTCTGTTATGTCGCACGTTACATTGACCTTAGCGAACAGTCCACGACTTTCATCGCAATAGTAGCGGGTAAGGTCGTCAACATTTGGTAGTTTATATTCACCGCCGGAATAGTTCAGGTATTCGTTTGGTATCTCAATAGGCTGTATCCAAACATATTGTCCGAAAATCCGGCGTGGTGCATTGTCACACCCACAATCAAAATCAAATTCAACTGCCTGCTCGGTTAACTGACCCGCCACAACGTTGTTGGGATCATATTCATAATATCCAAGCAAATACTGTTGCCTTGTGCCATAATCGCCCCGATAATTAACGATCCAATCCGATACAGCAGACCATTGCAGACTTAATGGCATAGTATAGTCAAAATCGAACGTCTTTATGGCAGACTGCTGTGAAGTTTCATAAAGATAGATTTTAACCGACTGCGCCCCGGACAACTGAAGCCCGATCTTTGTGATCTGCGCCCGTAGGTTATTGCTTGATCGTGGCGAAATCACCCACCCGACAAACCTGGCATTCTTTGTCGCAAAATTAGTGTAGTCAGCCACGCCGTTCACCACGTCAAAGTTAGACAAGATCGCACGGCTTCCAAGTTTTGATTTTGCCTTGTTTACGAATTGGGAAACAAGGTCTGCGATCTCGCTTTCCTGTACCGACTGAAGGTAGGTATTTACGTCCTCGTAGTCCTCCGAGTACCCTTTATTGATAACATCAAAGTCTATTCCAGATAAGTCATTGAAATAATATCCGCTTTGCGATGTTTTCAATATGGCTGTAAGTGGCTGATATGAAGTGTTATTGCTTTCTCTCCATCCAACCAAATCAGACCCCGCTGTTATAATTTCCGATACGCTAAACATTTCATTCTATTTGATGGTAAAGTTACGACTATCAAACCTGATTAGCAAATACGAAAAAACCCGCCCCGGTAAACAACAAAACCCGGAGCGGGCAAAACACAACAAACAAAAACAGACTAAGATTCCCAAAAGACAATCAAAAATAACAATAAACTTTAACTTTTACAAACACTATGATAAAACTCAATCCTACGTTTGTTTACATTACGCAAATCGAACTTCTGATGCAGATCATCATACAACTGCAAACCTAAGTCAACACCCAATGACGGGTTTTTTATTATCCTGCGAATATTCTTGTACCAATCGGTCTTATTCGTGCATTTAAGGCTGTTTTTAGGCGTTAAATGCTTATGGTATGGCATAACATCACTAACTATGCAAGGCTTCTTAAAAAACGCTCCCTCGACCAATTTTAGTTCGCTTTTCATTGAACTAAACTTATCTCCACGGAGCGGGATCAGGCAAACGTCAATAATATTATAAAACCTTGTGTAGTGGTCAACCGGAGCCTGTTTGAATACATTCAGCCTATCGGTTGCCGTCCAATTCCCGCTAAGAATCTTTGCAAACTCGTCATATACACTTCCATCACGCTGATCGTGTCCAAACAGATTAAACGAATAGTTATCAAACTCGGTTTTAAGACGCTGAGGTGTGCCATCCAATAGCATAATATCAGGCAAATGGCAATGCCCACCAACCCATCCGAACCGCATCTTATCGGATTCGACCGGCATTGGTTGGAATTGTTCAAGTGTCGGGTTTATGGCATTCTCAAACACCGTTACGTTTGGGTTTATCCGCCTTATTTCATTGGCAAGAAGTTCCGTTGTGCAGGTGACGTACTCAAATAGCCGGAGTGCCTCGGTTAGTAATTTGGTCGTGTCGTGCTTTTTGTATTCATGGTATAACATATGATCCTGCGGTAAAGCCCAATAATCATCATAGTCAATAATGGTTACAACGCCTTCCTTACGCAACCTCGGTATGTGCTTGGCAATCGGCACAAAATACATCTTAGAGCAAACCAATATGTCACAAACCAGATCATCGTAATTACTTGAATCCGTGTAAACAATTTCGGCATCAATTAGGTCGTGCGGCATCCGTAGCCGGTAAAGACCCGTTCCGCCGTGAACCTTTGGGATAACGACAACTATTTTCATTGTACGTGTGTAAATTTATGATCCTCCAGACCGAAGTCTATAAATGGATTGATTGACATAACCGGAATGCCACGACCCCTGACATGGTTAGCCATTTCCCGTAACTGCGCCTGTGTATTAACGAAATGATCCCGATTGGTCGGATTTTCGTATGATGAATAGTTTATTTCGTCATCAATCGCACCGCCATCGCACCCACACAACCAAATACACTTCGCCCCCAATCGGTAGGCGAAGTTTATGGCTGTCGTAATTATCGTTCCACCCGCAACAAGGTGATCCGGTACGTCAAATACCTTCAACTGAATGCGTTGGTAGGATTGGTTTAGGTGCTTATAGATATAGTAGTCACCATGCAGATTGTCGGCATGATGGTACGGACCCGTAAACCCGGCATGGTTGCTTACTAATACACACGTGGCATATTCACTTGTTATGACAGTAAAACCTTTGTCTATCGGGTCTTGCATAAACTGGTGGTGGTGTCCAATGCAGTATGTTACCGGATAGTTGCGGTATGTGACGTTTGCTCCAACCGTGATCCGGTTGTTCCAGAAGTCCTTAGGTATGTAATCCATGCTTTTCCCTGATCCGAGAATATAAATATCCTCTCCGGTATGCTTACCCGTCAATTCAGATACGTTCCTGACCATTCCAAAGTTCCTCCTGTACTTTATCAAATTCAGGTTTAATGATCCTACGATAGTCTGGGTGTTCTCCTCTTTCAATCATTTCAAGTTGGCGCGGATAGTTCTTAAACCTATGGAATAACTCATATTTCGGAGTGCAAACAACACCCGATTCATGAAAGAACCGATACCCGGCTGTCCGTTCCATAAACAATGCAAATCGGCTCGATGGCTCGTCCTTAGCAAATTCGACCGCAAGATCAAATTCCTCATCCGTCATTAAACTAAAGGTTCCTTCAGTTTCCATTCCTGCATATTATTTAGGTAAAACAAATCTTTATTGTAGAACTTGTAGACAATAGACCAAAAGTCCGTAAGTGAATATCCAGCAAAATCGCAAAATTCCTTTACGCACCGTGAGTCAATATCACCATCCCGCTTGTTAACGATCCGTATTGCTTCTTCCCGTGTCATCATTCCATACCGGATAAACTTACTGCAATAGTCGGTCGCCTGTGCGTGTCCGAACTTTGGGTATTTAGCCCAACTGTGGACAAGGTAAGCCGGGCTGTCAATCTGGTCGAAGTTCTCTGCATGATGTGAACGATCCCATTCTGACGACAAATCTATAAATCCGTTGCGTTTGGCATACTTATAGTTCTCGTAACTGTTCCACCGATGGTAGTATGACAGGTATATCGGGTTTATGCCATCTAATTCCATTGGCGGATCAAACCATTCCAATTCACGTGGAGAAATTCCGACATCAATAAACTCCTGCTTGGATATTCCGCTTGCTACACCATTATTGACCTGCGCCATTGCAGACGGTGTTTCAACGGCATCCACTCCACCATATTCGCAACTTACGTTTTCGCCGTATATTAATAACGGTATTCCCAACTTCTTAGCCATCCAAAGCGGGTAGGTGTAAATATACCTGTCAATCAGAAAAGTTGGCTTCAGGTACTTCTCAAAAGCATAACGGATCGCTAACTTTTCGGCACGGATATTTGGCTTGAATACCATCAGGTCGCATCCATACCGCTCGGATATGTTCTTTGCGTTATGTACTCCAGCATCCGTCTGTTTGAAGTTGTCGCTAACGGATATTAAAAGCGGGTGCATACCTAACGCTTCCTTGAACACCCCAACCTGCCAATGACTATCCTTTCCACCACTAACCGTAATAATACAGTCGTAACCGGATTCACTACGGTGGTCGTTGCATAATAGTTCAAGTTCACGCCATCTTTCGTGCCAATTTATTAAATCCTTCTTTTCTTCATACTGACAGGCGGAACAAACGCCTTCGTCATTAAAGGTGATACCGGGGCGGGTATCAGGCATAACGCATTTGGTACAATATTTCATAAGTAATTGTTTTCACCAAAGTTACGGCAAAAAAAATAGGGAAACAAACATTTCCCTATTTTTTTTTAAACTATACTAAAACTAAGTCGTTTTCAGACCAAATTTGTAGATAACGGTTTCACCTGCGGCAGTCAGAGGTGCTTTTACGAAAGCAAGGTCAACGGTGCATTCATAGATCGTTACCGGGTCTTGAGTATCACCACCAATCTCAGTGGTGTCCGTACAGGCTTCTTTCTTGAACACAGACCATTGAATCGGTAATCCGAACAGGTCGCCCATGATAGTCCATTCCTCCTGACCCTTGATGTAACCCCGTCGGTTAAGCGGAGGAATCCAGTCAACAACGGCAATAGCATACGGATCAACAACATACGAGTTGATCAGATAGTCGCTTGCGGTCGTTACGTTGCTTGATTCGCGGAACAGGATGTTCTGGTACTGATAGTTGGTGTTGGTGGCATTGTTCGAACCCTGAGCCATCTGTTCCAACATGACAGCACCGGCAGATACGTTCTGAATTGCTTCGAGCGCACCACGATACTTGTTTTCGCGCATGACGGTAGCCATGTAGTTATAGTACCGGGTCTTGTCCGCTAATGCGATGTCAAAAATGTCATCACTGGTATCAAAAGTACCCATCCAAGAGTCGCCTACGTTTACGCCAGTCTTATTGGCTTCAAGGTAAGCAACGGCAGCGGCTTCAATGTCCTCGTGTGCATCCAACATACCGTTATACAGGTCGTTAGCAAACATCGTAGCCTGATTGAAGTAGTTGTTGTCGGCAAGTTTCTCGGAAGTCTTGACGGTAAACCCGTAGGTCGCATACGTCAGATTGAGGGTTCCGCTGTCACCAAAAGCGGCAGACGGAGAACAGGAACGTGCAGAAACTGATGCCTGATTGCTGCGAGTCAGATACTTAATGGTGGAAGTGCGCTGTGGCGACATCCGAATATCCGATAGGTTGGGGATACTGTAATCCCGGTAGTTAAAGAATGCTTCGGTCGCCCCGAAGTATCCCGGACGCAGTTCGTGCGCCTGAAATCTTTTGCTAAGGATGCCAATGGCATCGGTTAAAATAGAACTCTGATAATTAGCCATTATTATTCAAGTTTGTAACCTTTGGCTTCAAGTTCAGCCTTTTTCGTGACAAATTCCATCGAGTTGGGTATGATACCGTTTTTCTCACAGTATTCGCCGAAATTTATTGAACGTGAGCCACTCTGGGAGGAAGAATCACCCCGCCCTCCCTTAGCGGGACTAAGATTGACGTAATCTTTTGCGAACCCATAGATAACGTCCTTCATGGGAACCGGATCAAGTTTATTATCAACAACGGGTTTGCCATCTTTGATTGGTACAATCCTGCCGTCTTCCATTTGGAATTGCAGTTTGCCCTTAACCATCGTACGGACAATCTCGCGCTGATTGTTCAACTTGTCGCCTTCTGCATCAATCGGCAGTTCGCTAATAACTCGTTCAAGTTCGTTATCAACAAAGCGTGTTTCAAAAGATTGCTTTTCAGCATTGAGTTTTTCGGACCATGTTTTTTCAAGGTCAACAATCTGCTGTTTCAACCGCACGGTTTCATCGTCAGGATTGGTTTTCGTCTTGGTTACAATGACATCCTCGATTAATTGCCTTACAGGTTTCGGTTGCAGACCGTATTCCTTTGCCAAATCACGTTCCAACTTCTCAAGCGTAGAAGCCTTAACGTACTCATAAATCGGCTGTGGCAAGTTGGTTTTATCCAATTCGCTTAAAGCCTGTACTTTCAGATTCTTCTGAAATGTCTCAAAGTCCGGCGTAGACATAATCTTTACCTGACTTGTGAAATTGTTAATAACGTCACTAATCGACCCTTTTTCAAGAGCCTGATTAACTTCTTCAGCAGTAGATAACAACAGCCCTGCTAATTCGGCTACAACTTTCTCGTTCATATCTTATTGTGTTGGTGAATCATCATCGGTATCGTGACGGACTGCCAACTTTTTTTCGGGTTTAACATATTCAACCCTTTTTGGTTCTCGGCTTACGATTGGATACAGACTTGGATACCGGCCTTGTCTTTTTTTCAGGCCGTTCCACCTTGCTTCCGACATCTCGTACACCTGTTTCCCGTCCGTTATTTTCATTCGGTACAAAATTAATAGTTTTTTCAATATCAATAATCGGGAATTGACGTTGTATCGGAACTCCGACCGGAGCATCAGACTCCGGCAGTAATTCCCACCGGCAACCCATGTTCATTTTGCGGATAACTTCCCAATCCGTCCTATTAAACGTCATCACCCTCGACCGCTCGACCCCCTGGATCGTTTCGATCTTCAGCACTCTTACTTTCATTGAGTTTTGTTATTTGTTCTGTATTGTAACCATCAAGAATGGATCGTATTTCACTAATCCTATCCTGATAGTCCTTGCCGGAGCGGTATAGTATTATACTTCCGTTTTCAAGTTCAAATCGGTCTATATAGTCATCAAAATTAGCCTTGTAAACCTTGGTATATCGGTCGATATTATCACTTTCCTGTACTTCATCAAGTGAGAACACTGCCATTGGTTCAAGGTCAAGCAACATAAACCCTCGCTCCATATCAGAACGGCTATTACGGTTGCGTGTGGCAATAAGTTCCTGTAACAATGTACGGATATGTGAAACGGGCATACCAGATCGTTTACTGTCCTCAATTTCTTTAAGGATAAGGTTTTCATCCCTTACGTTCAGTCTGCGCCCGTAATATACCTCACACCCCTTGTATTCCTTTGGATACATGATCCGACCGATAGTGTCGGTTATAAACACCTCTATTGCCTCAATATTGTCAAGTATGGAAGATATTTTGTCCTCTAATGGCTTTAGGTTTAGCACAATCTCGGTAGCGGTCTGAATGGATGATTTAGCCAACGCCTTAGCAATCCCTGTCCCACTATACATAATACTTTCTTCAAGACCATTCAGTTCGTCCGTCTGGTGTTTAAGGATCGTTGTAGGCGGAACAATATACTGTCCAACCATGCCTGGATCATAGGTGTTGCCCTGCTTGTCAAGTTCCGGTACAATGATAACCTCGCTTGAATTTCGGACAACAACCGCGCCCGTTCCGTTGCATTTCGGACAGTTGGTTTCCTGTCCGTCAACCATTATTTTACCCTTAGAACACGAACTACCATTATCGTGCATATAGGTACATTTAGATCCCTTTAGTGCCAATATCGGGTATGCGTGCTGAACTTCGGATGAAACGTGTTCGGCATGGCGGGTCATATAGTCGTTCAGTAACGGGAGTGTCTGATAGATGTGAACGGTCTTAACGTGGTCATTCAGTGTGGAATTAAGTATGTCGCCTATCTGTATAGCCGGAACATATCCCAACGGGTTAGGTATTACCTCAAAATCAGTATCTAAACGAACCTCGCCATCGTTAACGTAAACATAGTCAGCAACATCATCAATGATACGATATAGCGGAACGTCAATTGCCTTGCCATCCTTAACGACCTGTTTGAATCCGAAATTAAAAATAATGTATTCGACCTTGCGACCGTTGCACATAAAGTCGTGGACGGATTCAATAGCCTTAAAAATGATATACGGGTTTCCGGTTGGTTTGCTCGGTATGCCATCCCTGATCTCATAATCGCCTTCCTTTCGTGGCAATTCCGTCATCAGAAATCCGTTAAAATCGGTGTATAGTGCGTCATTCAGCCAATAAGCGCAACTTTGTATGGATGAATTTTTCCAAACCGTCTGCAAGACCTGTTTGAACTTGACCGTTAAGTCTTTATTGTCACCGAAATTATAGGTTTTCCGTGTACCCTGTGTATTCTTCCAACGCGATAACTCGTCCTTGATCTTTTTGGTAAGGAACAACGTCACGGGCTTAGACAGTTCTCTATCTTCACCAAACTGAACCCCGCGCGTATTACCCATCGTCCGCTTTAACGCATCCAAATAGCCCTCGCCCGTAACGTGTACCTTTGTTTCATCCTGTAACTTAATGGCTTCACGAATGTCTGAAGCCCGTTCAGGATTGGTAATCAACGATACTATTTTCTCGTTGGATAGAATCATTAGTTAGTCAAATCAAGATAATCCATGTCCTGAGCCGCACCGGTAGTTTCGCTTGTTACGCGATACCACTTGAACTCAAACGGAATTTTACTCCTGTTACCAAAGCCTTCGTGCATCCAGTCGGGTATATGGTTGTTCACAAGGAATCCCTTCTGACCACCAAAACACCAACCCTTATTCGTAACGAACCACAACCGAAGTCTGCTGTAACAGTTCAGTTTTTCAAGGTCGTTAAGAACGTCAAGGTTAAACCGGACAATGTTTCCGGTGATTCCTTCGATCTCGCTGATCGTTTCCGGCAAATTGTCGGGCGTATCTGCTCCACTAATCTCCTGTTTCTCGCCGGTCATCTTTACCCCGTTGGCAATGTCATTCAGGAAAATGACATCGGAAGCGGCAGTTGTAAACTCCGCAACGGACGGTACAAGGTGATCGGAAGCAACGGTGATTGTGGTATCGGGATCGGCAAGGATAATCATTTTCGGAAACCCGAAGTCAATAGCGTTACAGGAAGTAGGGATTGCGTGAAAATCAACCCAAGCCGTACAAACTGACGCACAAGTTATATCTGCCATCTTTACTCGTTTAAAATACCAAGACTAAAACCGATGTAAAGATACGGACTATTTTTCGGACTTTCAAAATGGCACTATTCCGGGTCTGTTTTTGGTGTTTGATTCGATCCCGCAACTTGTTTGTTTTCAATCGAGTCAACGAAGGATAAGCATTTTTTAGTCAGCCACTCTACGGTTGTGCAAAAGAACTCCTCATCCTTGATCCCGAACGTTTCCTGCACGTAAAAAGCGACATGACAGCATTCGTGGGCAATGGTGCTTATCTTTGGGGTTTTGACCCATATATGGAAGTCACCGCTGTCAATTTGCGAGGCAATACCGTCACACTTCTGGACAAAATCACTACTAACACCTAAAAACTTACAGATTGAATCCATTTCATTCAGGTCTGCAATGGCAAACGAAAAGTTATAGTCGTCACGTAGCGGGAATTTCCAAGATTTTTGTTTCATGTGTTTGTTTTATAGTTAATCACTTCCATTTATCTTTTGGGCATTTACTGGTCGGACTTCTGACTTTGGCGGCTATTGGACAACCACAAACAGAACATTTGCGCCCGTATTTAGCATGGATAACCCCACGATTCATAAACTCGCACGTTCGGCATATCTCGCCACGTTCCAGTGCCATTTTTTCAATAGCAGGATCGTGAAATACAAGGTTCTTCCATCCGGGAAGTATCTCTTTAAAGACCTTTTCTATTGTTAGTTCCATTTGGTTATGTTATTATTTCGTATAGCCATCTTTTTTTAGCGTATAGTCGCATTGCGTATAGCCAACTTGCGTATAGCGGCTCGTTAGCGGTAATGCTAAAAACCGCACCTCCGACAAGCAATCTCATAATAATTAGCTTCCTTTTCAATACCGATAAATTTACGGTTCAGTTCTTTGGATGCTAAACAAGTTGTTCCGCTTCCCATTGTGTTGTCTAAAACAATATCGCCTTCGTTTGAGTATGTGTTTATAAAATACTTTACTAATTCCAATGGCTTTTGAGTAGGATGTAACCCCCTATCTCTATTCCATTTTTGGATTGAGCTTGGGTATCTTAATTCAGGTCTAATTGAACTCACTTCATTGTGTAATGAGTTTTCGTAGTTTTCTGTTTTCGTGTTGTAATTCACTACTGTTTTAACTCTTGCCTTTCCGCTTTCTGCCCTTTCTTGCATAATTGGATTGTAAATCGTTTTGCCACCACCGTTTGAAAAAACCAAAATACTTTCGTGTTCTTTCATTGGTACATATTTTACACTTCCAAAATTACTTCCTGCATTTTTCTGCCATATCCATTCCGTTTTAAACCAATTAGGTTTTTGTGCTATGAGCATACTTGTAAACGGTTGTGAAGCGGTAAAAAGCATTGCTCCATTCGGTTTTACAATTCTTGAATAGGCTGCAAATAGTTTATTCAAATCAATTATACTATCCCAAACATTTGAAGTCATTTGGTAGGGTAAATCAACAAAAACCATATCAATACTATTATCAGGTATAAAAGGCATAATCTCCAAGCAATCGCCCTGAAACAAAGCACTACCGCTAACATCGGCTATATGCAATAGCGGGTTCGGTGCGTTCTTCAACATTTGTTCTATTATCATCATTCGTTCTATATTTAAAGTTTAGTGTTCTTAATCCGCTACTGCACATAGCCGTAGTCGTTATGCAACATTCTAAAAAAGACTTCGATAATCTCTTATCCAAGCACGTTTCTTACACTTTTTGCATTCAATCACTCTTATTTGCGTGTCGCAATCCCATTCTTTGTGTTCGCAAGTCATCTGCTTAAACCAAACATAAAAACGTTGCATAACACGCAATATAATGGATTGCCGTTTTTGTGAATTATTCATGTTTCCTACTTTTTATTAAGTTATTACTATTCGATAGGTTTGTTCTTTTAAGTCGGCAACCCATCATATTGCCTGGCGTTATATCATCCGTATCTTAACGCTTTCAATATCCCACCGGCACGGCTCGGTAAACCAGGACTTCACGATCATTGTGACCAATACAGTGAACTCGTAATCCAAATCCATCCACGTAACCATCTTCAGTTCGCCATTAAGAAACCGAAGCGCGTGGTCCGGATAGACCAAAATATCAACAGTCGCCACGCCATCAACGGGCGAAATATCCGTAACTGATTGTTTTCGATTGATATAGCAACTATCCTCCGAGTAATGATCCGCCATCCAAAGTTCACGCCTCCACGAAAACCCGGATTCAAACAGGTCTAACTCGCGGGTTGGATTAACCGAGGCATCATTCAACAGCCAAACAGATTCAAGTACGTCCTTGTTGTATAGGAATGGTGTTTTGACCTGAATGTGGAATGGCGGTCGGTAGGTTTCAACGCTTCGTAGTCCACCGGACGAATGAGTAAACGGGTGAACAGGCAACCCCCAAGCGACTTGTTCTGCGGTGATCCAATCAACCGTCAATGGCGTATCTAATCTGACAATAACCATCGAATCGGTATAAACAGAGTAACTTCCGGCATATAGTGGCGCGACCTCAAATTGAATCAGGTCAGAAACATTAAATTCCGGCAATTTGAATGTTTGTGAGCAGGATAGACCGCAAAGCACGGTAATCACCGCAAATGTTCCGTTAATTATTCTCATACGTTTCATAATCAGTTACATGACCATTTATATCAATTTCAGCCACAAGTCTACCCGTAACGTGAAGGTATCCGGCATTCTCTCTACACCATTGAACGGCAAGTCCATAAGTTGGCGCATCGACCGTTTGCCCGCAAAACCGTTCAAGATCACCCGTTTCGTTTGAAATTGCCAGTATTTCAGTCGTCCATTTTGTCATAGGTATTGCTCCCCGTTTGATAGTTCGTAGTGCATCCGGAATGCCAAAACGTCCAAAAAGTCAGGCGACCGACCGATCCCCTCACGAACCTCATCCTTCGGTATGACATAGAACTTCGTGTCGTTGTATGCGTTCTTCTGCCTGATCCATTCCAATTCCTGCACGATCTTATCCCGGTTTTCGTCCGGTCGCACATAGATTTTCCGGTTGTTTATGTACTCAGCAAGGTAGAAGTATAATTGTGACTTCAAATTTCCGAAGTTCTCACGCTCCCCGTTGACGTACAATGGCGGACTATTATTAACAATCGGGTTTACGTCATCCGGCAGCATATCGAGGGTTCCTCCGCCAACGCCATCCGCGTCAACGTAGACGTTATGCCAATGAACGCTGAATTGGTTTTTAACATCACGGATCAGTTGCGCGGCCTCAGTTGTCTTGTTCTTATCCATCACCCAAAACCGTTCGGCCCGCAGTCCGTCCCAAAGACAAACAACCGTCTTGTCCCGGCCCTGACGAGCAATATCAGCGGTAATAAACCTGCGACCACCGCGTATCGGATTGACGAATATATCCATAATCCCGTCATAGGTCGCCATCGAGAAGGAATCCTCGTCAAACTCCCAGTTACCCTCCAGCAGTCGTTCGCGATTCACACCAGTCAATCCCTGAAGGTTAGCGATATAGGAAGATTGCGAGTGTTTGTTATCTGATACCAATGCCGGGATAAACTTGCGGTTCTTTGGTAGCGTACCATCGCGCCAGGGCTTGTAGAAGTCATGGTACATCCAGTTTTTGGACGGGTTGCAGGTCATAAGCATCTTTGGCAGCAAACCCGATGTTTCCGTTCCACACTTCTTGCAGACCCAACGCTTTTCGGGTAAATCATTCACAACCACCTGCCAAACCTTCTCATCCGTTCGCTGACAAGCACACTTCGGGCAGAACTCATCCAACCGATACCGAATCCTTGACCTAAGCAGTTCACGTGCCTTCGATGTGATCTGGGATGCCTCATCAACGAATGCCCCGGTCAACTCCAACGACCCCAATCCCTCAAACTCAGGATCGGACGGGTAGGCAAACAAGTCTTTAAGTAGGATGATCGACCCGCCATAGTCATTCCCGAACACGATAACGTTCTTTTTGGAGTTATACTTGTAATGCTCGTCAACTTGCAGACCCCATTTGGCCGCAACGTCAAAAAACGTGACCAGTGTTGTTTCTTCCAATGCCTTCAGCTTCGACCGACCCATTAGCCACCGCGTACCCGGATACCGGACGGCAGAGATAATCAACCACGCACAACCCAACCAAGACTTACCACCACCGGCAGACCCGCCATACGCCACATCGGTCGTCACGGTGTCAAAAAGGTACTTCATTGCCAAACCCTGTTTCGGGTTGGATGAAAAGTCCGGATTGATATTTATTACTTTTGGCTTAGCCATGAATGTTTTTTGGTTTAAAAATAACCGCCCGGGACCCCTTTTGTCTAATCACCGGAAACACTTCTAATTGGTTTTTAGTTGATCCCGGACGGTCGATACTTAAAGAACGCATGACAAACGTAAACAAAATTTCTGAAACCACCAAGAAAATCAGCCAAAAACGAAACCAAAAAACAACATAATATTTTATTTAAAAGAGTGTATATATACCATTACCATTACCAGTGCCCCTTGACAGGGGCTACGAAGGGGCTTTGAAGGGGCTTTGATCCCCCTTTGATTTTACACACGCAAATCAACACCGAAAAGCACATAAAACACAATGAATAAGGTAAAAGCAAAACAAAAACCAGAAATCACAAATCCCCGGACAGAAAAAACACAAACCAAATCCAGAAAAACAAGGCTTGCACAACCACACCCAAAACACACAACCGAAACCTCCGACATAAGCCGATCCAACAAACATGTGTCCGGCAAACCCAGATCGGGGTACAGAATAATGGGTAATGACCTAATTGGCAATTTTTGTCCCGATGGCGTGAGGAGCAGATACCCAAAACCGGTCAATTTTCAAATGGGGGTATGGGGTACATATGCAGATATGTAAATACATCCATTTATCATAATAATAACTATAGGACAAATGAAAAACAGTCATAAGCCTGACTATCAACACACTAACCAAACCGGACAATGTCAGATGAAAATATGACGGTCAAAATTGCCCAAAACGGGACAAAACTACCTTGCCATAAACCAAACCGGATAAAGGCACAAACCGTAGAATCGTCATAGATATGCCTATCGTTTGATTTAAGACACTATCTCTACCATGGTGGTATGTTTGCACGTCTGAGAAAAATAATTGAAATTTCGGGCTGTAATGAAGTCAAAGCCTGGAGGAGGTTGGTAAGACACTAAACATAGAAATAGGGTGAATCCGACCGGAAAAATGTTGAACGGGGGAAAGAATATCCGTTATATTCCCACTATCACTCCATATATCCACCATCTAACCCACCGTCCATAAACGACAAAACCCGGCACTATCCGGGTCTGTCCTATCTTACCAATGTGGTCTATTCGTTATCCGGTTCAGTATCTGCAAAGTTGAGGTTAATAGCAATAGTGCCTTTATGGTCGTGTTCTATTACCTGTTTATCCTGGTATCCGTACTTGCATTTAAGAAGGAATATGCTGGCAGTCTCTTTGGTCTTGCCAGTTAAGGCACCATCCATCAAGTTAGACTCAGTTACTGACTCGATTTTCTTTATGAGTTCCAAAACAACAGACCTTTCCTGCCCCGTGAATTTGTCCTTAAGGTAATCCCATGTAGAGGTTGCAATGTCGTAATGCACTAATAATGAGCCAATAAAGTAATGTTTTTCATTCTTTGCGGTGTCCAACATACTGTTTAACAGTTCATTAACCGCTTCAAACGTCCATTTTTCAGCGTGCTTGTTATCCTTGAGCCAGTCGTACATATTACCTCCAATTTTACCCGGCAAAGTTACAACAATTCCAGAACACAAAAAAACCGGAGGTGTTAGCTCCGGTCTGATTGTGTAACAAATGTTACAATTTGGCTATTTTCCGTCTGACTGTTTTCAAGGTCAATCCGGATACTTGGATGTTTCTGTGCTGTGCGTAAATCCTCCCACCGTCATGAGTCAGGAAGACCCACCCATCCGATTCGAGTTGTTTCAGATTTTTTCTTCTTGGCCGTTATCGTGTACATATACTACCCACATATACAATTCCTCGTGCTCGCTGTATCTGGCCTTGACGTTGCGTATTGCACCCTCGCGGGTAGTGCTGAGTGCGCTGCCGATTGCCGGTGTATACTCATTGGCTGCAATGTAAGCCTTATACGGTTTTGGCGTATTGGTAATCTCGTAAAAATCCGGTGTATATGTGCCGTCTGCCTTGTCGGTCGACTCATACTGTTCGACCAATTTTTTAGCTTCTTGGTAAGTTAATCCGGTTTCAATTACGTTACCAGCTGCCCTGTCTTGTACTTTGTAAGTTTTCATTTTGTTGATGTTATTTCTATGGTTATTAATCCTCTCTATCGCATTTCTGTATGTTGCCCATCCGCCGTCTGTCCTGTCAATGTTTTCGCGTCTCTGCCAGTTGGAAACAAAATTTTCAAGTTCAAGTATGTCTTGTTCTGTCATAATTACACTGCTTTAGATGTTTTTCTATCCAATTATCTGTATTACACCACCCAAAACGTAGTACTCAAACGAAGTACCGGCACCACAGGCTAAATAAATGGGAAGATAGGAATGGAAGTTGTATCGTCCGGCATCATAAAACCCACGAAACTCAAGAGTATGATCCTTGTCCTCCAAAACGTCTATTTCGCGGTATCCAAACGGGTTATTTACCCTCTCTTTGCCGGATGTGGTTTTATACTGACTCATTAACCAGTTCCACCCCTTTGTCGCCTGATCTATTGTGATAGATATTTCACCGTCCCAAATTACGGACATATCTATCTTTTCACCGGAATTGAGCCTTCTTTTTAGTAGCGATATTTCGGATTCGGAAATAACGCCGGTAGTTTCAATTTTTTTAAGCAAGTCTGTTGTTTTCATGATGGTTAAAAATATTTTTGGTTAAACAAAATTTCACATTCGGGTTCGTAGCAAACCGAATCTTCCCGAAAAAATTGAGTCAATTCTCTGACTGCCTTTCTGCTCATATGCGGGTGCGGTTCGCCCAGCACGTTAGTTAATCCGCATTTATAAGCACGTCCGGCGGTTCTGACTGCTTTAACTTGTTTTGCTTCACGTTTTGTTTTCATTTCATTATAGTTTTATTATTACAACCTCACTTGTCCTGTTTGGGTATTCTACCGTTACTTTCTTGGTATTGCCATAATTTGATGTCGTGACAATAGTTCTGCCGGTTCTGCCAGTCATTTCAATTGTTGTTCTTTTAGTTTTCATGTTGTTTTGTTTTTGTCGTTGTGTTTCGATGGTTCAAAGATACGGCGATAGGTTTCAATCCGCCAAATATTTTTAAACATATTTTTTAGTGATTGTTGTAACAGACTGAAAACCAGCGACAAAATTTTACAATAGGTAGGCTAATTTAGAATTATTCTAAATAGTTCTGTTGGTATCTTTGTCGGCATTGGCTATACCATATATATAGCCAGCGTTCTTTGCGGCTCTGTTTGTGACTGACTGGTGAAATTCCAGACGGTTTCACGATGGGTGAGTTATTTTTAATTAGTCTAAATAAAAATAATTCCTTATTTAGAATTAGTCTAAATAACACGGTTTTCGCCAGGGTGCCTGGATTTTCGTACACGTATACGGCTACATAAAATCGTATAAATCAGCCGTTTTTGAACGGACGGACAAAACCAGACACATCGCAGACGCATCTGATTTTTGTATAAATCAGGCGATTTCACCGGAACACCCGGATCAGAACCTGATCGCATACCCGGAAAAAAGAGTATAAATTGAGTGATTTACAAACGAAAGGGATTCATTCGTACTCGCGTAATGTAATCAGACCGTATAGATTACGCTATTTTCCGCCTTTTTGTCTGCGGCTGAAGTCAATCATTGCACCGGCAACGGCAACAAGCAACCCGACAAACACGATAAACAGTATCAGATTCACCATCATCATTTCTTTTCCCTCCACTTATCGACCATATCCACATCGCCTTCGATCCGGTATATCCTACCGTCCTCAAGGCATCGCACATTGAACGCATTGCCGCACGAACAGGACGACACGAACACAACGTCCTGCGATGGCAGACCGTTTGCGATTGCTAACCGTATCGGCATAATCAAAACCAGATCATTGTTCATAACTTTTTGTCTTTACGCGGATATAAAGATACGCAAAATGACAGAACCACGATGGCGACAAACCACATTCCGGGCGTTGTGTCGTGGTTCATTTTATTACAAGTTTGGGCATTGTTTCACTACTCGCATCATTCGCTCAAATTCGACTTTATCTATTTGCCAATTCCCGGTCATGTTTGGGAATAGATGGTGTCGTTCGTCATATTGTTGCCGAAGCGTCTTGTGGTACTTTGGCCGCTTGAATTTTGGTCGCTTCATTTTGTCTTGTTTTTTGCGTTAAAAACTGGACAAATCATTGCCCGTACTTTTTTGCCTCGTTTAGATACCATCGTTCCTTCTCCAAATCCTGCGCCGCGTCACCTTTCTCGCCCGCCCGCATCCGGTACTTATACGCATTCAGCAGGCAAAAGTGATACACCGCCTCTTTGCCGAATACACGTTCCATCATGTCGATCACCTCAACCGGGTAATGATTGTAGTGTGCCGGGTGATTGACGGCTTCAGGTTCAGACTGGAGCGGGCAATCATCATGCGTTCCTGCTTGATAAGTACGATCGCCTAATTCTTCACATATACCATGTATGGCGTTTTCTGGCGAGTATCGTTCGCAATCTCTACAATTCTCTGGTTTCATTTTGTCGTTTGTTTAAGTTAGTAAAAACCACAGACCGAAAACTGTGGTGCTTCCCGCGAACGGTCGGTTTTCCCTTATTGTTTAACCCACGAAACATAGTACCCATGACGGGAATCGAACCCGCATATACAGTCCTGATATAAGGAACGTCACCGTTGTCGCTTTGCAGGGAGAACCCTGAATCATATCTGTCACATGGGTAGCAAATAAGCAACAATGTCCGTTTCCAAGCGGAATGACCCTTTCGTCTTAATCCCGTGCCAATCAGACAATGGCGTGTTCGATATACGGGTTTCCGGATCATCTTACCACAGGCGTTTATCTTGGCATAAAATACATTGCGAACCTTTTACGGCATGGTTGGTTAGGCCATTTCCCCTCGGTGTATTTAAACACAATCGCTTCGTATTGCCTGCATTCGGCATTGTTGCTATACTTTCAAAGAACTTATGTCCAATCCATCAAGTCCGGATCGTACTCATTCATGGCATCCAAGAACTGATCCTCCGTGATCTGCTCAAGTGTGATCTCTGACTGATCCATCGGCACATCCATTGGCCGTTCACACCGCCAATAAGTGCCGTCATCCATTACGCTATACCACGTGAGTATCATTGTATCTGTATTTCGATTCTGTACCACTTGCCAACATCATACAATCCCGTCAACAATTTCAGCGTATCGCCAAATCGCGTACGGAAATAACAGAACCCGTTGCGTTTACAGGTGCATCTTGCTTTCAGGACGGTTATCATCGTTTTGCCCTCCGTTTTGATCTGTTCGGTCTGGTATGGTTGACCGATTTAAAGGTCAGTTTCCGGCCCTTTGCGATGCGATCCTTTTCGGCCCAATAGACCAATCGGCCAAATGCGGTAGGCGGTATGGCTAATGCCCTAATTGCAGCCATAAAACCGATATAAGCAAGACTTTTCATAGCACTAATGTAAGGATTATTTTGACAATTGCAAACTATTTCTCAAAATGTTTACACAGCGTCCCGATTATTTCAGTTTTCGTCCTGTGATTGACCTCATTACGCCAACCGCCCCAATGCTCCTCAAATATCTCGATGTGGTACTGGCAACTGTTAACGTGTTTGCACCATTGGCAACCGATACGCTCGGCTGTCTGCTTTGCGGGGATCGGAATTGTGTAGTCGATTTTTGCGGTTTGATCTGTCATTTTATACCCCTTTGTGTAGTATTTCGTTCACTATGTCCTGTTTTGTACCACATTGGGTACATTATAATACTTTGCCGTTAAAAATTCGTGCGTTAAAGACCTTAAACGTACAGTCATCATTCGTCCGTACGTGTGCAAAGCCGTGATTCCATTTGTTATACTTGCTATAATCTGGCCACAACCCGCACAGGCAACCCATTGACCAACAGCCCTTAACAGACCCGTCAATGTGTGTGCTGCTGTCCTCTGAAGTGCGGTGAAAGTGTCCGGCAATAAAGTTACCGCCAGTCCGAAGCGTAAATGTCCGGCTCGGATTAACACCGCCAGCCCCGCCATGAAACTCCGATCCATGCCCGATGAATAGTTTACCGGCTTGGATCAGTTGTGAGTTGTTCAGGTACGACACGCCAAAATCGGCAAATTTTAGGTAAAAGTCCAGATTTGACAATCCGGGTTCAGCAGCCAACAGTTCAGGGGCTTTGTTTTGCAGGTACATTTCGAGCCTGAACTCGTGATTTCCGGGAAGGAAGTAAATCTTTGCTTTCGGGAAGCGGTTGGCAATGTAGTACATCATTTCGTAACCGGACTCCAACTCATAGGCCAGATCAGGCTCGTGAACGGACTGTGTAAACCGGGAAAGCCTGAAGAAGTCCATGAAGTCACCGGTCAGAATGATGGTGTTTATGTGGTGATCCTTGCCCCATGCAAGCGCGGCATCAATGGCCTGTTCATCGTGGTACGGCACGTGTATGTCAGATAGCAACAGGATATTGTTGTTCACTTTCGGAAGGATAAAGTCCTCACGTGGACGTGCTTGGCTCCGAGGTTGGCAGGCATTTACGAAACGGGCCTCAGTCATTCCGTACTTTGCGCCCTTACCGGTATAGTTGCGAACCATATCGCGGGCATGGTCAAGCGTATTAAACACTTCAGGTCGTTCCTTGTACATCAATTTTGCCATCGTTAACTTCATTAGTTCGTTGCCGTACTTTTCGAGGTACTGCATGGTAACTTGACCTGTTATGGATGGTTTTCTGGGCATTTTGATTAAAATAGGTGTGACATTAATGATTTGACCCGTTCGGTCGTCTTATAATTCAGTAGCTTAAAATCAATAGTCGGGTTTTTAAGGTCTTTTACAAAGTTCCAGCATTCCTCTTTGACCAATGTGTAAAACACGGTGTTAAGCAGGCGTGGTATGTACTTCGATGACCAACCGTCAACCGCGATCTTTGCGTATTCCTTTTCAACCATTGCCAGCGTAACGAACTTGTCAACAATCTGATCTTCTGCTAACTTCTTTTCCTTCAGTTCCGTTACGTCTGCCTTTTGGTGTTTAGCCTTAAATTCGTTCTTCACAATCTTTGCCCAAATGACGTGACCAAAGCGGTTCCGATAGTTGTAATTCTTAATCACAATGCCCTCTCCTGAGCCTTCGCCGTCCTTAATCAGGTAGGTATTTTTCTCTAATTGCTCAATCATTCGCTCATGTGTCGGGTCTTTTATTTTGCAGATTGGCGGGATATATTCGATTCCAAACCGTTCAACCATTGGCTGATACTCGTCATAAGCCAAATGTCGGAATCCATCCACAACGTCAAAAACGTAGAATTTGCGCCATGCCAAATCCTCATAGGTTCGCAGGGTATGCGGAACAAGCCATTCACCGTAAAGTTTTACATTCGGATATTCCGCAAAAAAGCGGGAAAACATATCCTGTTCAACCGCCCAATTCCAGAATCCGGCATTGTCTGATTCAGCCGAAAGCACGCGGTTCCGGCTCCCTGCCTGAAGTTTACCATCCCACCATAACTGTCCGTTTGTGCCGTCAATCTTCGGGAATACATAGACCATGCCGGATAGTATGCCTTCGGTTTCCGTTGTACCAAGCCGCTCTATGTGCTGGTACTTCTTAAATTCTGTTGTTTCCATAGTGTTGAATTTTAGTCAAATGTATAAAGGTTTTGCGATATAACCAAATTTAATCTTTGTCATCCCAATACCGGGCGACAATCAGCACGCCTATTACGAAAACGATCAGAATGCCACAGAAAACGATGGTGAAAGTTGACATGATTATTTAAATAAGTTGGTTAAAAAGTCCGGCACGTCCTGATAAACCCTCACAATAGACGCTTTGACCGGATAGACTTTTGGTGCGTTCTGTTCAAACTTCCAGCGTGCGTGATCCTCGTTCTGGCAGTTCTTTACCTTGACCGTGTGCGATTTATGACCGGTCGGATAGTGCAGGATATAGTCGATTAGGTATGTCATCGGATTATATAAATTATTGTATCATTTCCGGTTATGATCCGGCAAGTGTCGTTCCGGCATACGGTCGTTGGTGTCGGCTCGTGCTGTTCGCAGGCGGTCAGGAGCAGGATGGTGAGGAGAAAGAGTAGTTTTTTCATTGCGTGTTATTTGAGTTTTGGTGTGATAGTCGCATTGCGTCTATACAACTTGCGGATAGCGACTCGTTATCGGCAACCTAAAAAGACAGCGTACCCTGTTTGATACTTTCTGTAATTCGTTTGATTGCCTTATCAATATATTCTTTGTCGATTTCACACGCTGTTAAGTGTAAATTCATTTTATCTAATCGGTTTGCTTTATCAACCGCCAAAGCAATTGAGCCGCTCCCAAAGTGGGTGTCTAAAATTTTCATTCCTTCGGTTGCAAAGTTTCTAATCGTCCAGTCGTATAAATCTATTGGCTTTTGCGAAATATGTATCCTGTCGCTTTGGTTGCTGTTAATTTTTATATATTTTGTATGCCTGTCAAAAGATGTCCAAGCAACTTCCATTTGGCTCATAGATGGAATATATGTCATTTTATTCCAGCAAATTAAACATCGAGTGTTTTCAAGGTAGTTAATAAAATAATTTCCACCCCAAATAATTTGGTTTTTTGATACCCTTCTTAGTTCGTCAAAATATTCTTTAGGTGGCGTTTCTCTATCCCAGTTCATTCCACCTTTTCTTGCAAATCTCCGTAAATTATTACCGCTTTTTGTTTCAATAGCGTTTCTATTATCAACTCCACCATTAATCCCATAAGGTGGGTCAACAATAGCCAAGTCAAAGTATTTATCAGGGTATTGCTTCATAATTTCCATACAATCAGCGTGGAAAAGAGAAAGAAAAGGCAGCCGATAACACGTGCTATAAGCAATAGCGGGTTCGTCTGTAATTTGAAGTTTTGTATCTCGTTCTATCATTTGTTTAAATTTGAAAGTTTATCACTCGTATTCCGCTACTGCTCATAGCACCATACGTTAGCAACAACCCTAAAAGAGCCGAAGTTGACGCTTGTACTGTTTAAAACGCTTTTCTTGTTCATCGAAATATTGTTTATCAATTTCAAATCCTACAAAGTTAAACCCGCCTTTATCACAGGAAATTCTTATACTTCCACCGCCTAAATGAGTATCTAAAATCAAATCTCCTTCCTTTGCAAAATTTGATAAAGTCCAATCATATAACGCCACTGGCTTTTGTGTCGGGTGTATCTTTTTATCAATCGGTTTTAAAACAAAACCAGCATTGTTACAGTATTCAAATTTCTTTGCGTGTTTATCAAATGATGTCCAAGCATATTCTAAATTTGAGTAGTTTTCTACAAATCTCACTTTATCCCAAACTATAAAACACCTGCATTCGGGTAGTCCAAAATAGTTTCCACCCCACACTATTTGATTTTTAGATACTCTGAAAAGCTCATCCCAATATTCCTGATTTGGTTTAACATCCCAACTTTTACCGTTTTCAGAATAAAGCTGATGAAACTTTGCATTGCTTTTGGTATGGCTTCCACCCCCTTTGCTTATTCTGTCTTCAATTCCATAAGGCGGGTCAACTATTGCCAAATCAAAGTAGTTATCTGCAAAGCGTTTTAAACCCTGCACGCAATCCTCGTTAAAGACAATGGAAAAAGGGCAGTTGCTAACATCGGGTATAACCAATGGCGGGTTTGTAGGTAATTGTAAGTTATTTGCTTCGTTCATTCTGTATCGTATTTTGAAAGTTTTGTACTCGTAATCCGCCACTGGTCATACCCGTAGCCGTTAGCTGCAAGTGCTACGTTCCCGTTTTCAATGAAGGTTCGTGCATATAAGCCGTAATAATATTTTTTTCTTCCCCACGCTCTTTGTCTGCTTGGGCAGCCATTTGGTTAAAGATGTGGGCGATTACATCAACCGTCCAACCGTTTCCAAGCATTCGGTATCTTTGAGTATTACTAACACAAGCCGTATAATTATCAGGTACTGTTTGCAGTCTTTCGCATTCAGTAGGTGTAAGTTTTCTAAACCTAATACCATCTATTTCATAATATGGTCTTCCGTCAGGTTCATAAACAACATTATTGTCCTTTTGTACGGTTGTTAAAGCATTGGTTTTTCCATCATACCTAACCTCAATCCTTTGCTTTGTAAGTCCAGCAGTTTTCATTTTGCCGTCTTGCCTTTTTCCATCCACAACATATCTTCCACGCATAGCACCACACAAAACAAGTAATCCTTGTTTATTTCTCGTAACCATACTTTTTGCATTTTCTTTGTAAAGCGTGCTTAATATTGTTTGTGATTTTTCCTTTAGCACGCCACCATCTTCAACAATATTCTGCAAAAGTATTTCCTTGTCATTTGGTTGCTCAATGTTTGGTATGTTAGTCCAGTAAAGTCGTTTTCTATTTTGAGCAGAAACTAAAGCACTATTTATAAAAATTGGTTCAACACCTAAATGGTCTGTAATTATTTGCTCATACTCTTTTTTCATTAGTACATTTTCGAGTAAAAAGTATTTGGGCTTTGTTTCTTTCAATAGTCGCACAAATTCAAAGAACAATTTACTTCTTGGGTCGTCAAAGTTCAGTTGTTTACCAGCAAAGCTAAATCCTTGACAAGGGCTTCCGCCAATCAATAAATCAATCTTTGGTAAGTCAGTACCCTTTACTTTGGTTACATCGCCAATGTGCTTTGTGTTTGGGTAGTTGTATTTAGTTACTTGCATTGCATATTTATCAATTTCAGATGCAAAGTAGTTGTTTACCTTAATGCCTAATTTATCGAGTGCAATTTGTCCGCAAGACATTCCGTCAAAAAGAGAGAGTACGTTAATGCCCTCGCTCAAAAAAATATTATTACTACGTTCGTTTTTCATATCAAAGTTTATCGTTTAAAATCCGCACTAGACAGCTAACATGGTATATAAAAAATAGCCTATGAAAGGTCGGTGCATAATATCAAAGTTTGTGGTCAGGCTACTTTTCATATACCTGTCCGTTACAGGCAATACTACCACACTGCATATTTCAGAATGTGTGCGATAATATCAACTGTCCAACCATCGCCAATACAATCATACGCTTCATCGTAATTTAATATCGAAGTATAGCCAATTGGTAATGTTTGTAATTTTTCGAGTTCATTTTGTGAAAGATAGCGATAAACACCATCTTTCAATAAGTAGTTTTCGTTCCATTTTTTATGTCCATTTGCTGTTAAGCATCCGCTTTTGGGATATGGATTTACTCTTGTGTATCCTTTCTCAATGCTTTTTTTGCCACTTTCATTTGTAAGCCAATCAATTCTGCTTTTATCGGCAGTTTGTCCATCAAATTCAAAAACATCTCTTGTTGTTATTCCTTTGTCAATTGGTTGTTTTATTCCTGGAATATTTGTCCAATAATATCTCGGTCTATTTTGTGCAGAAACCAACCTGCTATTTATGGAAATTGGCATTACACCTAATGTTTCCGTAATTATTTTAGTTGCTTCTTTATTTCCATGTGTGTTTTCAAAAAGGAAATAAACGTCTGGGTTTTCAATTTGTATTTCTCTCAAAACTCTAACAGCGTCATAAAATAATTTACTTTCATCATGTTCTAATCCTTCTTGGTTTTTATTTAATCTTGAAATACCCTTACAAGGCGAACCAGCTAAAAATAAATGAATGTCGTCTTCAATAAATCTTACGTGAGAAGACGCTAAATCAACTTCAATCCCAATTTTAGTATAATGCACATTTCTAACATCACCCAATTGTATTGTTTTTGGGTAGTTGTTATTTGTGCATTTTATTGCATGTGGTTTTATTTCACAAGCAAAGTATTTATTTACCTTATGTCCAGCTCTTTCTAATGCTATTTGCCCACAACTAATGCCATCAAAAAAAGATAACACATTAATACCGTACTGCCTGTAACACGGTATAAAACCAATAGCGGTTTCGGTGGTGTTCGGAGCGTTTGTTGTATCTATATTCATTCTGCTAATTTGATAAGTTATTACTATTTATTCCGCTACTGGTCTTATACCCAGCCGTTAGCGGTAAGCATAAGACTGCCTACCGCTTTGAAACTATTCATCATCTTTTGCGCTGATAAATCCGTCAGGTAATTTGATGATAATTCCAGTACAATAAACATCTTTATCTTCCATTACTTTGAAATTTAGATGCTCGATATTATCAGCTACTTTATAACTAAAAGCTCCACTTTCGTCTATATTGTAGCCATCAATTGTTTCGCCTGTTTTTTCAATTGTACCACACCAAAAAATCTTCAACCCTAATTGTTTTGCTTCTTTTTTCAATTGCTTATCGCTTGCATCTTTAGCAAGGTCGCAACCGTCCCAGCCTTCTGAGTGTTCGCAATAGTCAGTTAAATAACTTTCAGCACCATAAGCATACATTAAGTCATCGCTACCGCCAACAATTACAACTATGCCGTTTTCTTTTGCTAATTTTTCAGCTTCGTCTGGTATGTGTCTTGAATATTGAATACCATCGCATAATTTGTGAATTTGTTCTAAAATTTCCATATATTTAATTTTTAATTGTTTATAATTTATTAATTACTAATGCCTAACCGCTAACATCAAGTATGTAACACTACGCGATTACATACTTGCGTAACGTTAGGCAACATTTAAAGAAGCCAGTAGCTCCTCTGGTGTTTGCCCTCTATCTAACGATTCGTCAACGCAGTTCATCCAACAAACACCATCTCCATCATCAAAATGTGAACGGTGCTTACTTAGTAATTCTTGACAAGTTGGACACTCCCTCCATGTTTGGAGACCATCACTCGTATTTACTTGTGTCCTCATTTTAGTTCCTACATCAAATACACGCCCACAAGCAGAGCAGTTATGTTTTTTTCGAGTAGTAACTATTTTATCGCTTAAAATATCCATAATTAAAAACGTTGCCTAACACACGGTAGCAGTAATACGGGTGTTAGTGGTTATTTGAAATATACTGCATTTTATAATCTTTTGTGCCGTTGGATAGGTTCGTACAGTTAAATCCCGTACTACTGCTACCGTCAACCGTTATTTTTTCATTGATTTTACAAACATATCAAAACTTTCCCCCTGCACCGCCGCTACCATTGCGGCCCGGATCAGTTCGATCACAAGCGGGTCATTCAGCAACTTCCGTCGGCGAGTCTGGATCGGCACGCGGAAGGTCAGCCACGGCGGGTAAAATTTGCGGGTCATTTCTGTTCCTCCGGTTTGAGTAGTTCTGATTTAAGCCAGTAGTAAAGTTCCCGCCTATTCTTTAGCATAACCATGTCCGAAAAATACTGTCGATCCGGCCACCTCCGTTCCAGTTCCTCGCGGAATATCTTGTCGCGGTCAGGTAAAAATTGTGCTATTGAAATTTCAAAACAGCGCAACAATGCCTCTTCATCCGAGTTTAGGTGTTGGCCGAGGATACCCCTCACATCGGCCAAAAGCATTGATTTCAATTCATTTGGTATTTTCATGGCTTTTCGGTTTTAGGCGGTTCTGGCAAATATCTCCAATGGGTAATTTTTGTATGTCGTCCGTATGCGTATTGACATATCCATCCAGATTCGTCGTAATTAGCAACTTTTTGAAATTGCTCGTAATGTTCTGGCGGAATTGATTCAATCAAAACTAATACGCCTCCCAATCCAACTTCCGGTAATCGTTCGCCGACCGGTATCCATTCATCCGCCTCCGGTATGGATTGGTATGATTCGGATTGTTTTTTAATCGCCTTTATCGCGTAATCAATGGCCTCAAATATACGCTCTGATCCGCGTCCGGCCTTTAGCAATTTTAGTGCTTCGATCGCTTCTGTGTTTGTCATCGTTTGTCCTCCACCCGTACCCATGCCAGCACCGTGAATCCGGGTCTTAATTGGTTAAGTTCGGCTCTCGTTCCAGTGACAGTCTGCTGTGGCTGTCCGGTGTACTGAATGATCCAGTTATA